GCTTCGACGCCGAGGGCTGGGCCCTGGACTGGGACCTCGGCGGAGTGTTCTCCACCGAGGACAAGGCGCGAGCCGCCTGTTCTGAACCGCGTGACGCCATGTGGCCGGTGACGCTGGACACGTTCCTCGGCAGAGAGACAGTCGAGCCTCCCGATGTCGTCTACCCCGCCGCACCGCAGACGGACTGAGGAGGCGTCATGGGACCTGTCGAGAAGGCAGTCCGGGACGACGTCGAGCAGCTCGGCGACCTCGTCGGCGTCGAGCCGTCGCTCTCGGCGATGGCGTACACGCTGGCCCGCGAGGTCGACAACGGCGGCGGCGAGGAGGGGAAGCAGCTCGCGCAGCTGAGCAAGGAGCTCAGGGCGACGCTTGCTCAGCTGCTGGAGGGCCGGGCCGCCGAGGAGGACGATGATGACCTCGGAGACCTGGGCGCCCCCGACTGAGTTCGGCGAGGAGCTGCGGGAGCGGTACGGGCTGGAGTGTCCGCCGCTGTGGGGTACGCCCCGCCGGCCGGAGCGGCCGAGTCTGGGTCCGAAGGCATGGCGGGTGATGGAGGCGCTCGGGTACCCGCCGATGCCGTGGCAGCGGTACGTCCTGGACGTGGCGTTGGAGATCGACCCGGCGACGGGGCTGTTCGCTCACCGTGAGGTCGGGCTCAGTGTGCCGCGGCAGCAGGGCAAGACTCAGCAGATTCTCGGCCTGATGACCCACAGGGCGGCCGCGTGGCCGCGGCAGAACGTTGTGTACGCGGCGCAGACCCGCGGCATGGCCCGTACCCGGTGGGAAGACGAGTTCCTGACCACGTTGGAGGAGTCCCGGCTGTCTGGGAAGTTCCGGGCGCGGAAGAGCAACGGCAACGAGGCGATCATCTGGAGCCGGACCCGGTCGAAGATCGGGATCACGTCGAACACCGAAAAGGCCGGGCACGGGCCGCCGCTCGACTTGGGTGTCATCGACGAGGCGTTCGCTCACGAAGACGACCGGCTGGAGCAGGCATTCAGCCCGGCGATGCTGACGCGGGCGATGGCGCAGCTGTGGTGGGCGTCTGCGGGTGGCACGGAGAAGTCCGTGTGGCTGAACAAGAAGCGGGCGGCGGGGCGGGAGCTCATTGAGCAGATGTGGGCGACGGGCGAGCGGCCGAGCGTCGCGTATTTCGAGTGGTTCGCGCCGGACGAGTTGCCGCGTGATGATCCGGCGACGTGGCGGGCGACGCTTCCGGCGCTGGGGCACACGGTAACTGAGACGGTCATCCGCTCGGAGTTGGAGAAGCTGGACCCGGCGGAGTTCGACCGGGCGTATCTGAACCGGACGCGGAAGGCGACGCCGCCGGACGACCCGAACGTCCCGAAGGCCAAGTGGCCCGGACTGACTGACAAGGCGTCCCGCCCGGGCTTCGACGTGGCGTTCGCAATCGACGTGTCCCAGCAACGGGACGCGACATCGATCGGCGTGGCCTCTCTGCGCCCGGATGGGCGGGTTCACCTCGAGGTGGTGGACCGGCGGCCGGGTACGGACTGGGTGGTTCCTGCTGTGGTGAAGCTGAAGCGGCTGCACCGGCCGTTGACGGTCGCGTTGGCGTCCTCTGGTGCGCCGGCCGGGTCGCTGATCGACGGTTTGGTGGCTGCGGGTATCGATGTGCCGGAGGACAAGGACCGTCCGCAGCGCGGGGATTTGACCGTGTTGCGTACGAATGACGTGGTCGAGGCCTGCGGTCAGATGGCCGACGCGTTGAACCAGGGCACCGCGGTGCATCTGGACCAGGCGCCGCTGACTGCGGCGGTGAACGGGGCGAGGACAAGGCGGGTGGGTGACGCGTGGGTGTTGGACCGTACGGGCTCGCTGGTCGACGTGGCGCCGTTCGTGGCGGTCACTTTCGCCCGGTGGGCGCTGCTGACGCGGGGCCCGGCTGTGCTCGATGACTATGACGTGCTGGATTCGGTGCTGTGAGGAGGGATCTCGTGGGCCCGACTCAAGGTCCGGATGGTGTCTGGTATGCGGGCGGTCATGGGCCGCCTGAGCGTGGGAGGTGGCGCCGTGTGGGGCGGGCGCTTGTCGCGCCGTTCAGGGCGCTGGGTGCGGTGTCGAAGAGGGCGCTCACGTCGCTGCCGTGGGTGTCGGGCGGTCCTCCTGTCGGGGCGGTGTCGTCGGAGCGTGCGATCGCTCTGATTCCGCTGTTCGCGTGTGTGCGCATCCTGGCGGATTCGATTGCGTCGCTGCCGGTCCAGTTGTACCGGCGGGACGGGGCGGACCGGACTCCGGTGTCGTTCGTGCCGCAGTTGCTGTTCGCTCCGGCGGCGCGGGACAACCTGTTCGAGTGGCTGCATAAGCTCGTGGTGAGCCTGGCCATGCGGGGCAATGCCTACGGGCTGGTGACGCAGCGGGATGATTTCGGGTTCCCCACGATGATCGAGTGGCTGAACCCGGATGACGTGTGGGTCGATGAGACCTCCGCGGTGCGTCCGGTCTTCTACTGGGCGGGCGTGGAGGTGCCGAGCGAGCAGATCGTCCATATTCCGTGGGTGGTGATGCCCGGCAGGGTCGTGGGTCTGTCGCCTGTGGCGGCGTTCGCCCGCACGATCGGAGTCGGGCTGTCGGCCACGGAGTACGGGCTGTCGTGGTTCGACAACGGTGGTACGCCTCCGGCGGTGATGAAGAACTCGCAGAAGACGGTCACTCCTGTCGAGTCGGAGGAGATCTCGGGGCGGCTGGCGGCGGCGATGCGGTCGCGCCGGCCGTTGGTGCACGGCTCGGACTGGGATTTCACCGCGCTGCAGGTGAACCCGGAAGAGTCGCAGTTCATCGAGACGATGCGGCTGAACGCTTCGCAGATCGCGGCGATCTACGGTGTGGCGCCGGAGATGGTCGGTGGTGAGTCCGGCGGCACCATGACCTACGCGAATGTCGAGCAGCAGGCGATCAACTTCGTCAACTTCACGTTGCGCTCGTGGCTGGTGCGGATCGAGACGAAGCTCAGTGCGCTCATGCCCGGTCGCGAGTTCGTGCGCTTTAACGCGGACGCTCTGATCCGGGCGGACACGCTGTCGCGCTACCAGGCGCACAACTTGGCGCTGTCCGCTCAGTGGAAGACCCCGAATGAGGTGCGGGCGTTGGAGGACATGCCGCCGGTGCCGTGGGGGAATGACCCGAACCCTGTCCCTGGCTCGGCCCCGGAGTCCGCGCCTGGCGCGGACGATGATCCCGAAGAGGAAGGAGCCCGCGGTGACTGACACCGAGCGGCGCTATACGAAGGTGCCCGTTGAGCTGCGGGCGTCCACCGACCGGAAGATGATCGGCGGCTATGCGGCCGTGTTCAACCGGCAGTCGTCGAACTTGGGCGGGTTCGTGGAGGTCGTCGACGCGGCGGCGTTCAACGCCTCGCGTGGGGACGGCTGGCCGGACGTGATCGCCCGGTACAACCACGACGACAACATGCTGCTGGGCTCGACCGGGGGTGGGACTCTGCGGCTCATGGTCGACGGCACCGGGCTGGACTACGAGGTGGATCCGCCTGCCGCGCGCAAGGACATCCTGGAGCTGGTGCAGCGCGGCGACGTCCGTAAGTCGTCGTTCGCGTTCCGCACGATCGAGGACGAGTGGGGCACTACCGATCAGGGTTTCCCGATGCGGACCTTGGCGAAGGTGCAGCTGGTGGACGTCGCCCCGGTCAATACCCCGGCGTACCCGGATTCCAGCGCGGGTCTGCGGTCGCTCGCGGCCCATGTCGGCGCGGACGTCGAGGAGATCCGGTCGATGGCCGAGCGGGATGAGCTGCGGAAGCTGTTCCACCGCACGGACGGGCCGGCCGCCCCGAAGCGGCAGACCCTGGGTGCGGCGGCGCGCATGGAGATGCTCGCGCGCAAGCAGGACCCGTACGTCTAGAATCAGGGATTGAGACGCGTCGGCCTAGCGGCCGGTGTCCGGCACAGGGCCGGTATGCCGATTGGTGACCCCGTCGGCACGCGTAGCACGGAAGCGGCCAGCACCGACTCTCGATTGCAGACCGGCGTCGAGCGTAGAAGCCTTCGGGCTTAGGGCGGCAAGCGGCTCCCGTTGGATTCGACTTCCGACGGGAGCATTTTCATGTCTCAGGTGGCTCAGGCTCTGCGCGAGCGCAGGGCGGGTGTGTGGGAGCAGGCGAAGGCGCTGGCCGACAAGGCCAGCGAGGAGAACCGTGCGTTCTCCGGTGAGGAAGAGTCCTCGTGGGTGGCGCTCAACGCGGAGCTTGATGCGCTGGACAAGCGCATCAAGGCGGTGCTGGAGGGCGAGCAGCGGGCGAAGGACGCCGACGAGGCGATGAACCGGCTCACCGGCGACACCCGGAAGTCGAAGAGCGGGCAGGCGTCTTCCGGGTCGGACGAGTTGCGGGCATTCGCCCGCGGTGAGGGCTCCCGGTATTTCGACGTCGTGCCGAGTGGGCCGGTCGACTACCGTGCCCTGTCGAAGCTGACTACCGGCGCGGGCGGCAACACCGTGCCGACCACGTTCTACGAGCGGCTGTTCGCTCACCTCATCGAGACGTCCGCTGTGCTGCAGACGCAGCCGACGGTGCTGAACACCAGCTCGGGTGAGACGGTGCAGGTTCCGAAGACGACCGCGCACAGCTCGGCGGCGATCGTTGCTGAGGCCGACACGATCGCGGCGTCCGACCCGGCGTTCGGCCAGATCACGCTGGGGGCGTACAAGTACGGCACGCTCATCCAGGTGTCCCGGGAGCTGGTCGACGACACGGGCGTGGACCTTGAGGGGTACCTGTCGATGCAGGCCGGCCGCGCGCTGGGCAACGCGTTCGGCGCGCACATGGTCACCGGTACCGGCACCGCACAGCCGCGTGGCATCGTCACTGACGCCACTGTCGGCAAGACCGGCGCGTCGGCTGACGGTGTCGTGACTGCGGACGACCTGATCGATCTGCAGTACTCGGTGATCGCCCCGTACCGGGCGTCAGCTTCCTGCCACTGGGTGGTGAAGGATGCCACGCTCGGTGCCCTCCGCAAGCTCAAGGGCAGTGACGGCCAGTACATCTGGCAGCAGTCTCTGGTCGCTGGGGCCCCGGACATGCTGCTGGGCAAGCCGATCATCACGGACCCGAACGTAGCGGCCGTCGGGACGTCCGCGAAGTCGGTGATCTTCGGCGACTTCAGCCAGTACTTCGTCCGTATGGCGGGCGGGGTGCGGTTCGAGCGCTCGGATGACTTCGCGTTCAATTCCGACCTGGTGACGTTCCGTGCGCTGATGCGCGCGGACGCTGCGCTGGTCGACCTGACCGGCGCGGTGAAGGTCTTCCAGGGCGCCGTGTAACGACCAAGTGAGGTCCGGCCACGACACGTTCGTGGCCGGGCCCGTCAAGGAGTGGATCACCATGCCGGAACCGAAGGTTTTCGACGAGGACACCAGCTCGTGGACGCACGGTGCAGCGATCGCCAACGCCGGTGCGACGTACACAGCAGCAGAGCAGGAGATCATCAATAACATTCTCGCGGCGCTGCGCAGCGCCGGGATCATCGCACAGGACTGATGCCTGATGAAGATCCGTATGAAGGTCGAGATGTCCGGCACCCGGAACGGTCAGCCGTGGCCGAAGCCGGGCGAGGTAGTGGAACTGCCGACCGCGGAGGCCGCGCACCTGGTCGCCTCCGGGGTCGCCGAGCAGGTAGCAGAGCCGAAGCCGGTGGAGACCGCGACGGCGCCGCCCGCTGAGACCGCCGTGCCGCCGGCCGATAAGCCCCGGGGCCGTGGCCGGCCGCCCAAGGCACGGGGGTGATCGCCGGTGGCCAATGACTACGCCACGTTGGCCACGCTGAAGCTGTCGATGGGCATCACCGACACCGACCGGGACGCCCTACTCGAGCAGGCGCTGGCTTCCGCGTCCCGCGGTATCGACCGCATGACCGGCCGACGGTTCTACCTCGACGCCACGGCGGTACAACGGACGTACAACCCGGCCGGGAAAGTCGTGCGCGATGGACCCGGTGAGCGGCTTCTCACCGACGACATCGGCGACGACGCCGGGCTGATCGTGGAGACCGGCGCCGGCGGCTCGTGGACCGCGGTCACCGACTACGAGATGACGCCGGACAACGCGCTCGCGCGCGGGCTGCCGGTGACGGGGCTGCTGCGGCCCTCGGCGGGCTGGGGATCCGGCACGGCCCGGGTGCGGGTCACGGCCCGGTGGGGCTGGCCCGCGGTGCCCGAGGAGATCGTGCAGGCCACACTCATCCAGGCGTCCCGCCTGTTCAAGCGCAAGGACAGCCCGGAGGGCGTGACCGGGTCGGCGGAGTGGGGCGTCGTCAGGCTGTCACGCCGCGACCCGGACATGTGGGCGCTGATCGAGCACTTCGTCCTTCCAGGCTTCGGATAAGGGGGCGGCGGTGCAGATCTCCGAGGTGCGTGAAGCCATTGCCGATGCGGCCCGCGCGGTTGTCCTCCCCGCGGGGTCCGGGACGCTGACGTGTACCGGGTACGTGCCGGACGCGGTGACGGCCCCGCATTTCTTCGTCGGTGAGTACAGCATCGATTTCGACAAGGCGATGCGCCGCTCGCTCGATGAGGTTGAGCTGACGTGCCGTGTCCTGGTCGGTCGGGCCGACGACAAGAGCGCGCAGAAGACGCTCGACGCGCTGCTGTCCGGGGCGGGCACTGCGTCGCTGAAGGCCGCGATCGAGGCGGCTCGCGGCGCGCCTGGCGCATACGCGCTCGGTGGCCTGGCGGACGATCTGCACCTGATGCGGATGCAGGGCTACCGCTGGTACGAGCACGCCGGCACGCAGTACGTCGGGGCCGAGCTGATCATCAAAGTCATCGGGGACGGGAGCAGCTGACGATGTCGAAGTTCGTGCTGACCAACGTGCGGCTGTTCACCGGCGGCGCCGACCTGACCGGCGCATCCAGCAAGATCGAGATCTCCAGTGAGATCGAGGACAAGGACGTCACCAACTACGCCAGCAACGGGTGGGCCGAGGTCCTCGGCGGGCTGGCGTCGGCGGAGTTCTCCGGCGAAGGCCAGTGGGAGGCGGGAGACCCGGGCCTGGTCGATGACGTGTCCTGGTCCGAGCTCGGCGGTGTCGGCCCGTGGACGATCGGCCCGGACGGTGCCGCCGTGGGCAATCTGTCGTACTTCACCAAGGCGCTGCGCGCGGACTACACGCTCGGTGAGGCGGTGGGCGAGGTCGCCCCGTGGACGGGGACGGCCAAGTCATCGTGGCCGCTGGTGCGCGGGCAGATCGCTCACCCGCCGGGCACTACCCGTACCGCGACCGGTACCGGTACTGCCCTGGACCTGGGCGCGGTGGCGGCCGGGAAGCGGCTGTATGCGTCGCTGCATGTCCTGTCGGTGGCCGGCACGACGCCGAGTATCACCGCCAGCATCGAATCGGATGACGCCTCGGATTTTCTGTCTCCGACGACGCGCCTGACGTTCGCTGCGGCGTCGGCGGTGGGCGGCCAGATCCTGCGCACGGACGGGACTGCGATCACCGATACCTGGTGGCGAGTGGCGTGGACCATCTCCGGCACCTCTCCGAGTTTCTTCTTCGTCTCTTCACTGGGAATCAGGTGATCAAGCATGGCCAAGATGGTTCTTCTGGCGGCCTTCGTCAGTCTCAACGGCACGGACCTGACCGGGTACACCCGGAAGGTTGAGCTGTCCACGGAGGTCGAGGACAAGGACGTCACGACCTACGCCAGCCTCGGCTGGAAGGAGCTCCTCGGCGGGCTGAAGTCCGGCGAGCTCAGTCTGGAGTTCCTGCAGGACATCGCTACGACCAAGATCGACAGCATCATGTGGCCGCTGCTGGGCACCGTGGTGCCGTTCGAGGTTCGCCTTGACCAGGCGGCGATGGGCGTCTCCAACCCGAAGTACAGCGGCAGCGTCCTGGTCAACGGCTGGAACCCGATCGAGGGCGGCGTGGGTGACGAGGCGTCCGTCTCTGTCGGCTACCCGACCAGCGGGGCCGTGACGAGGACGACCGCCTGATGACCTCAGATGACCGGCTCCTCGACATGGAGGTCACACACGAGGGCCTGACGTCCCTTGTGGCGGCGATCCGGGCCGAGGAGGACGGCAAGGAGCTCCGCAAGGAACTCGCGAAGAACATGCGCGAGGCGCTCAAACCCGCCGCCACGCAGGCGAAGAGCGGGATCATGTCGATGTCCTCGGCCGGGATGAGCACAGCGCCGGCGCTGCGGTCGGCGATCGCGAAGCGGATCCGGCCCGAGGTGAAGCTGGGCGGCCGGTGGACCGGCGCCCGGGTCAAGGCCCGCAAGATTCCTGGCATCCGCGGGTTCGCCAACGCGCCGAAGCGCACGCAGCGCGCCGCGGGGTGGCGCACCCAGTCCTGGGGCAACGGGGTCTGGCGCACTCAGCACGGCAAGGTCGACTGGTTCGACCGGGCCATGGAAGGCGACACCCAGCGGTACCGGCGTGCGGTGCTGGATGCGATGGAAGCGATGGCCCGCCGGATCGCCGACCGGGCCCGATAGGAGCAGCACATGTATCTGGTCTACACGCCCGAAGGGGCCGACGATCCGCAGCGGTGGAAGTACGACCCGCGGAAGCTGATGACGGTGGAGCGCGAGGACATCGAGCGGCGAACGGGCCGCGACTTCGCCGACTTCGTCAAGGGCGTCGTCGCGGGCAACAGTCTGTGCCGGCGCGCGCTCCTCTTCACCTTCCTCCGCCGCGATCACCCCAAGACGCGTTTCGAGGACGTGGAATTCGCGTGGGATGAGCTGGAGCTGCAGTTCTCCAGGTCCGAGTACCTGGAGATGCGGGAGAAGGCCCTGGAGACCTTCAACGGGGACGAGCTGGCTGCCGCCCTCCGCGAGATCGACAGTGAGCTGGAGACCGCCTACGACGACACTGAGGACTCGGGAAAAGCCCGGCCGCCGACCGCCGGCTGAGGCACCTCGGCAACGCCGCCCACCTGCTGGGCATCCGCCCGTGGGAGTGGGGCCTGATGACAGTGGAGTGGGCCGACGCGTCCCTTGACTGGCTGGCCGCCTATGAGAAGTCCCAGCAAGAAGCCAGCGACAAACTGAAGAAGGCAGGGTGACCCATGTCCTCCGATACCTCCCTGGTCTTCAACCTGGTCGCGCGGGACCGGGCCTCGGCGACGATGGAGCGGATGAAGGACCGCATGTCCACTGCGGCGGCCGGGATCGGCGCCGGGGTGGCCGCGGCTCTGGGTGTCGGCGTTACGGCGAACCTGGATATGGAGGCGGCGAGCGACAAACTGGCCGCTCAGCTGGGTGTGGGTCCGGCGAAGGCGGCGGAGCTGTCGAAGGTGTCCGCGTCGGTGTACGCGAATGCGTGGGGCGAGTCGACGACCGATGTCAACGAGGCGGTCAAGGGCGTCTATCAGCAGATCGGCGACACCTCGGCGGCCGAGGGCGGCCTGGAGGGCGTCACCACCAAGGTTATGGCCCTGTCGCAGACGTTCGACCAGGACCTGGCGGTGACCACTGCTGCGGTCGGCCAGATGATGAAGACCGGCATGGCCAAGGACGCCGACGAGGCGCTGGACATCATCACCGCGGGCATGCAGGCCGGGGTGAACAAGAGCGATGACTTCCTGGAGACGCTGAACGAGTACGGGACGCAGTTCCGTGATTTGGGCCTCAACGGGGCGACTGCCACGGGTATTTTGCAGCAGGGGCTGCAGGCCGGCGCGCGCGATGCCGATGTCGTGGCGGACGCGATGAAGGAACTGAACATCCGTGTCAAGGACGGGTCCGCGGCCGAGGGCTTGAAGAAGCTCGGGCTGGACGCTGACGCGATGGCTGATGCTTTCGCCAGCGGTGGGCCCAAGGCCACTGAAGCTCTCCAGGAGATCACGGACAAGCTGCGGGGGGTCAAGGACCCATCGGATCGTGCGCGGATGGCTGCGGCCTTGCTGGGCACTCAGTCCGAGGATCTTTCGCAAGCGCTGTATGCGATCAATCCTGATTCTGCTGTCGCCGCGATCGGAAAGGTCGAAGGAGCGGCCAGCAAGATGGCCACTACGGTCGGGGACAACCCGGCGGCTGCGCTGGAGTCGTTCAAGCGCAAAGCGATCATGGAGCTGTCCGAGATCGCCGGGCACTTCGTCACCTGGGCGATGGACAACCAGGAGATCGTGAAGCCGCTCGGTATCGCCCTGGGCGGTATCGCTCTGACCATCCTCGCGATCAAGGGCGGCATGCTGGCCTGGGCCGCCGCGCAGACCGTCTGGGCCGCGGCTACAGGCATTGCCACGGCAGCTCAGTGGCTGTGGAACCTTTCGATGTGGGCTTGGCCGGGCACGTGGATCATCGCCGCCATCCTGCTGGTGATCGGCGCGATCGTCCTGCTGTGGATGAAGTCCGAGACTTTCCGCAAGATCGTCACCGGGGCCTGGAACGGCATCAAGAGCGCGGCCATGGCCGTCGGCGGCTGGTTCAAAAACACCCTGTGGCCGTGGATCAGGGGCGTGTGGGACAACATCGGCAAGGGCGCGGGCAGCATGTGGCGCACCGTCAAGGGCTGGTGGAACACCATGGTCAACTTTGTGTCCAACATCCCCGGCCGGATCAGCAGGGCCGCGAGCGGCATGTGGAACGGCGTCAAGAGCGCATTCAGGTCCGCGATCAACTGGATCATCGGTAGGTGGAACAGCTTCAGTTTCACCATCGGCGGCGGCTCGGTGATGGGTGTCAGCATCCCCTCGGTCACCCTCGGCACGCCCAACATCCCTTACCTGGCCAAGGGCGGGTTGATCAATCAGGCCGGTACTGCGGTGGTCGGCGAGGCCGGGCCGGAGCTGCTGCACCTGCCCCGCGGCGCCGGGGTGACACCTCTGTCTCGCGGCGGCGGTTCCGGCGGAGCGGTGGTCGTGTCCTTCGATTTCGGCCGCGGCGAGGACGACCTGACCCGCCTGCTCCGCAAGGCGGTCCGCGTCCGCGGCCGCGGCAACGTCCAGGTCGCGTTCGGAACCGGGTGAGGAGGTAGATCGTGGCATTCCCACAGAGCCCGCTCGACGTCGCCGTCGAGCTGAGCATCGACGGCATCTGGACCGACAACACGAGCGACGTCTATCTGCGAGACCTCATCACTATCACCCGGGGTCGGCAGGATGAGGCGAGCGCAGTCGACCCCGGCTCATGCTCATTGACCCTCAACAACCGGGACGGCCGCTACAGCCCGCGCAACCCGCGCTCGCCGTACTTCGGGAAGATCGGCCGCAATACGCCGATCCGCGTCTCGGTCAACGAGGGCACGCCGTACCTCGACCTACCCGGGACGTCAGCGGACGAGGCCAGCACGCCGGACACCGCAGCCCTGGACATCGCCGGGGACATCGACATCCGGGTCGATGCGACGCTCAGCAACTGGACTACCTACACCCAGAGCACGACCACGCATCTGGTCGGCAAGTTCGCGTTCGCGTCCGGTACGAAGTCGTGGTTCTTCGGTACGCGCGACGAGGCGCTGTTCTTCGAGTGGTCGGCCGACGGTATCGACACCGTGTCGGCGTCGTCGACTGTGCCTCTGCCCCTGACGTCGAGTGGCCGGATAGCGGTGCGCGTCACGCTGGACGCCGACAACGGGGCGACCGGCCGCACGATCCGCTTCTACACCGCGGTCTCCGGCACCTCTGGCCCGTGGACACAGCTCGGTGACGACGTGGTGCAGGCCGGGGTCACGAGCATCTTCACCAGCGATGTAGCGCTACGCGTGGGCCGCGCCACGAACGTCAAGTTCACCCACCCACGGGGCCGCTGCCACGCTGTGGAGATCCGTAGCGGCATCGACGGGACGGTCGTAGCGAACCCGGACTTCGGCGCGCAGACGGTCGGCGCGGCGAGCTTCACCGACGGCGCTGGCCTGGTGTGGACGATGAACGGCGGCACGTCGATCACCAATCGGCGTACCCGTTTCGTGGGCGAGGTCAGTAGCTGGCCCACTCGCTGGGACGTCTCCGGCAACGACGTGTGGGTGCCGATCGAGGCCGCGGGCATCCTGCGCCGCCTCGGACAAGGCGCCAAGGCCCTGGACTCCACCCTGCGGCGGAGTATCCCCTCGCACGGACCGCTGGCGTACTGGCCGATGGAGGAAGGGGAGAAGGCCAGCCAGGCGTCGAGCCCGGTCGCTGGTGTGGCGCCGCTCTCGCTGAGCCGCGTCAACTGGGCCAGCGTTGACAGTCTGGCCAGCACCAGGGCGCTCCCGGCCCTGGCCAGCAGCGGCAGCGATCTGCCGATGATGCACGGCAAGGTCCCCGCCCCTGCCGAGACGCTCACCAGCTGGAGCGTGCGATGGGTCTACCGGCTGGACTCCATCCCCTCCAGCCTGCGGACGTTCATGCGGATCAAGTCCACCGGGACCGTCACTGAGTGGTACATCCAGCAGCAGGACAGCCTGAGCCGCATCTTCGGCCGGGACTCCGACGGCGCCACCGTCTTCACCCTCGATGTCGCCACGGCCAACAATCTGTTTAACGAGTGGATCTACGTCAGGGTCACCGCCACGCAAAACGGCGGGAACGTCGACTGGGG